GAAAATACAACCCAGTTCATCCCTAAGATATTGTCAATTACATCCTGGGTAGTTTTTTTAGTATCACCAGTGATATCATTTCCATTTTTCAGTAGCCTCAGGTCATCATCAAACTCATCAGAATTCCTAAACCTCATAATATTATAAGTATCCTCACCTACTATAAATTCAATACCAACCACACAATTCTTTCCAGCTTTTCTATTTACTATCTCATTAACTCCAGCCTTTCTAATTACCTTTCCATACAATCCAAAACACAGAGCCTCAAACAAAGCAGACTTACCTGCACCATTACTGTTAGATATTTGCCTTCCATCAACCTCTCCACCAACAAAGAAAAGTCCAGCCTCAGGTATATCAAAACCAAGCTCCTTGAATGACAGGAAATTTGAAGCATCTATTCTTGTGAATTTCATAGATATCTTCTCCCTATTTCAATTAACTTGTCATTATCTAATCCATGTGGATTCTTAGCCTTTACATACTTCTCTATTATATCATCTGTAGAATCAGATAATTTCATGTCTATCCTGTCCTTGGTTGTATTCTCAATATCAAAGTTCACTCTCTTCCACCTAATTGGTTTGAACCTATCAGGAAGTTTAGAGCCTTTCACAGTAACCCAGTAATAATCTTTCTCTGGGTCTCCTGGTAAATCCTGTGGCTCATTCTCATCACTTGTCTTTATCTTCCAAAACCTTGGAGAAAAATCATTCTCAATAAACTCCAATTCATATGTATCAGTATCAAGAATCCACCAACCCCTTGACTGGTGAGCATCACCAAAATTATGTTGCATTGGAGCACCCACACTGAGCACATTCTTCCTCACCTGCTTCCTATTATGGTAATGACCTATTAAAGACAGCCTAAATTTCCTACTCAATACATCAGCATCCAACCCTTTCTGTACTATAAACTTTCCATAATTTACACCAATAATATCCTGGTGTCCTAAAAATATATCCTTACTAGGGTCTGAGTCTAATGCCTCAATATCCTCATTCAATCCAGCCAAAGACCTGGTATATGGAAGTGCCATGATTCTAAGCCTGGTCTTTCCATCAATTCCATGCCAGTTAAAACTTTGTGCCACATGTATTCTTTCCTCACCATCTTGAAGCATCTGCAATAAAGCAGGGTCTGCACTCCACAATCTATAATCATGGTTTCCTGGAATAACCCACACAGGAAAACTACCTGCTATACTCATCATCTCTAACATCAAAGACCTTATAACTTGTGTGTCAATATTGTTTTTCAAATGTGTCAAATCACCAAGAAACCACACCTGGTCAACCTTATGTTTTACTCCAGACCTATGAATATTATTAAGTACAATTGCCTGTTCAATTAATCTACTGTTAAATCCATCATCATCAATATAACTAAACTCTCTAAAATTATGTCCATGGATATCAGCAAATATTAGAACTTTCATTTCTTGCTCTCTTTTATAAACAACTGTTCAAATGGAGCCACAAAATCTGGGAACCTTTTGATGAATCTTTGTAAGCCATATTTACTTAGCACCTGCATCATATTATCCTGCATTTGACCTACACTTGTCAAGTCTTTTTTTTGCTTACCACCTTTAAGTTCCTCTTGTGGTATATTATAGAATGACATTATCTTTCTCATCCTATTAAACTCATCAAAATTATCAAGCATCTTTTGTACATATCTTAATTCTGAATCTGTAAACATTGAATTGTCAATTTTACCCTCAGCCATAAGAACCTTTTTAACAAGCATAGTAGCATTCTTCTCTCCAATTCCCTTAATACCTTTTAAATTATCTGATGCATCACCAACCATGGCTTTCCAGTCCAAATAATATTTTGCCTCAAACCTAAATTCATGTGTAAACACTGCTCTTGTCCACTCCTTCTTCTGTACTGGATTATATACAAAAACATCTGGGTATGTCAACAGTTGTAAAAAGTCTTTATCTGTAGACATAACCACAAATTTGGCTTCTGCTCCTAATCTAATTATCCACAATATTATATTAAAAATAATATCATCAGCCTCTCTACCTGGTAAATAGAATTGTGTTATACCTATCTCCCATAAAGCATTCTGTAGTTTTTCCATCTGTTCAAAGAATAACTCCCACTCTTTCTGCTCCTGCTCTGTTAAGTCCTTCCTTCTATGCCCTTTATATTCTGGACATATTGCCTTTCTCCTCTCATCCTTACCACCATCCCAGACAACAACCATCCTGTCTGGTTCAAACAGCTTCAGGTTGTTATTCAACATAGACAACCCAAGATATAATACCTCAGTCCTCTCTCCATTATGGGTCATTACTTGCCTACCATGAGCCATGTGAGCCAGGTTGTTTCCATCTACTATAAGTATTTTTGGATTCATGAATATTTCTCAACCCACTTTTTAACTACATCCATATTAACTGGTCTTTCTACATTCAAATCATCTAAATTTCTAAAAACTGGTATGTTATATTCAATGCATATTTTCAACTCTGCTATAGTTCCACTAGAAGTATTCCAACCTGGTGTAAGCATAAAAGCATCACACCTCTTCAACCATGATTTACCATACCTCTTAATCATAGCCTCAGTAATTACCTCATCAGGATTTTTCTTTATGAAAAAAAGACAATCAAGACCTGGACAAAATGGGTCATATCCTGCAAAGAAAACATCTAAAGCATATCTAACAAGAGAACCAATAGCCATTAATGTATCAGTAGAAGCATGCTTTGAAAAATATCCTGTTGGTGTATATGGTCCTGCTACATACACTGTTTCTATCTTCTTCATTTGAAAACCTCACCATTTTCAATACACTTCTCATCCTCATAAGGAGAAAGTTTTTTCCTAACAATCTCTAGTTTTGCACATTCCAAAGCACCAATATATTTATTAGCATTAGTATAACTCATACCTTCTTCACCAAGACATATATTAATCAAATTACTAATTACAAAATTTACATGTCCTGGATGAAAACCTGAAGCCTCAAGTAAATCTATAATTTTTTCCAAAGGCTCCTTATAAGAAACTCTTTCCTCTTCTTTAATATAAGGCATTGTCACTCTCCTATTATTCTATTTACCCAACCAAGTTTATGTAAGAACTCAATGGTTGCTTTCCAATTCTCAAAATGAAACCCTCTATCATCAACATATATATCAGCCACTGGTTTATAAAATGAAATTCTATCAAATGGAACTCCTAATTCTTTTAGCCTTAATCTAATCCTAAATTCAACTGCTTCAGATGAATATGGTTTATTACATTCTTCTTCTGAATTAGTCCTGCATGTAAAAATAACAATTTCAAATCCTTCTTCTTTTAAAATATTAAATGCCTCAATAACATCTTTTATAGGCTCACCAGTCACTAATACAGGAGAATATCCAACAGGAATATGCTCTTCCCAGTTACTGCCAGGTTCATGTAAGATAGTATCATCCAAATCAACTGCTACAATTTTATGATTTAATTGTTTCATTTTTCTTTTTCCATTCCTCATAATATTCTGGGAAGTCTACAGCATGAAATGACTTGCCACCAGGAAAGCTATACCATGCACCTGACAACTTCACAACCCCATGCCTCTCATAATAATCTAAAAGCCCTGTGTATTTATCCAAATTTTGCATAGCATAATGCTCAAAGTTCACCTGTCCAAAAGGCTTTGAAGCCTTGTTCTTCCTAATCAACAAATTTCCTTTACCACCAATTTGCTCACCTGATTTCTCATCAATAATTTTTCCAGTACTCTTAAATCTCATTCTCACTGAAGCCCAAAACTTCATTGACCTTCCACCTGGTGTGGTTTCTTTATCTCCAAACTGTACACCAATTTTATCCATGCTCCAATTTACAATAATCAACATAGCATTTTCTCTGCCAATTCTAGGACCAAACTTGTTTAAACCATCCTTAATCTCCTTGGCTCTCCTCATTCCTGCTTCATTCCTACCTATCTCTTTTATTAAATCCTCATGCCCTGGAGAAGCACCCAAAGAATCCCAACCAAAAATCAATCTCTTTCCTAACTCCTTTGCCTTATCTAATCCTGCTTCTAACATATCAAAAACATCTTTCACAGAAGTCATATTATCCACATCAAGATATAACAATTTTTCAATATCCAAATTAACCATATCTACCAAACCTTTTTCAATTGAATGCTCATTATCAGAATAGACAACCAAATTCTCTTCATCCTGTACAGCCTCTGCTAATGATTGTAACACAACCAAACTCTTATATGAACTCTCACCACCATACATCTCTATAATTCTACCAGATGGAAAGCCACCACCAAGAACTATATCAAAAGCAAGAACACCTGTTGACAATCTATATACTGGTGTCCACTTAGATGTTATATCCATGGTCTGTAGAACTGGTTTTTTAAGCTTCTTATCTGCCATTTTTACCTCTTCATTGGCATAAGCAATACTTCAATTTTCTGCATATCAGTAGTCTTACCAAATATCTTCATCACACCATTCTCTCCAAAAAAATCAATAGCTACAGTTTTAATATCCATTCTCTTAAACTGTTGACATATTTTAAGCATATACTCTGCATTAAAAGCTATTTTAAATTCTGGTTGTCCTTTTGGTTGAACATTATCTATATCTGGATATTTAATATCCTCAACCCTAGCTCTTATTGGTCTTGTAATTTCTAAATCTGTAGTACAAAATTCTACATGCTCTTTATCCGTATGCTCTGTAATCCATGCATTTTCTAAAACAGGAAGAGTGTTCATTTTTGGAATAGCTTTCTCAATTTCCTTAGCAACATTAACAGCTATAACACAACTTTCAAAATCTTTCTTTACACCCATACCCTCACCAACATTTGGTAAGTCCTCTGCTTTTGAGTCTACATAATCTCCATATGGTGCATATACTCTAACTGCATAATGTCCATTTGTAATTTCTGTAAATTCTTTGGTAACATGAATAATGTTATGAACCATATTTCCACTGTGTTTATCTTCTAAATTATGTATTGAAAAATTATTTTTATTATAAATCATTTCTACTCCTTTTCAATGGTGTGGGAAAGAAAGCAACTAACAAAGCCTGAATGCACAATGTCCCTCAAGCCAATGCACCAACTTTCCCACTCATCCATCCTAGTCTTGTTTATCCTTAATCTCATTAAGCTTACCCTTAAGCCTATCAAGAGCACTGCTTCCTTCCTTCTTAGGTTCCTCTACACTCTCTTCCTTAGGTTTTTCCTTAGGTTTTTCCTTAGGTTTTTCCTTAGGTTTTTCCTCAACTTTCTCCTTCTCTTTAGCCTTAGGTTCTTCCTTAGGTTTCTCTTCAATAACAGTCTCAGCCTCAGCTTTTATTTTTCCTTTGGTCTTCTTAGGTTCTTCCTTAGGAGCCTCAGCTTCAGCCTCATCTGCCTCTTCAGCTTTTTGTGCTTCTTCTCTCTGAGCCTTCCAGATTTCCTTTAATGTTTCTCTAAGTTCTTCTCTTTCCTCTTTACTTCCAAATGTCTTCATATGAGCAATATCATACTCAACCACATATGCAATATTCTCAGGAATTAAATCTGTAATCTCATTATACCATTTCAATACTTCTTCTGGTGTACCCATTTCAACTCTGTCTGTAGGATATGCATTGTACCTGTTCTGTGGTGTCTGGTCTGGGTCATATGTAACAATAATGTCCCTTCCAGGTTTTTCAATCTCACCATTGTCATTCTTGAACTCATCAAAAATATCAGACATTCTGCTTCTAGTAGAAACAACTGCAATAACTTTTTGCCAGACTGTCATAGGTGATTCATACAGCTTTACTTTAGTACCCTCAGGAACTACCCTGTTTCCTTCCTTGTCATACTCAACAGCAACAACATTGAAGACACCAAACCTCTGTGGTTTAAATCTCCTTGCCTCATCTTTCAGCTTCTGTTTTTTAATTTTGTCCTGCTCCTTGTTTGCTGACTGGAGAAGTCTCTGCCACTCCTCACAAGCTGGACATTGTTTACCATAAGTCTCCTTCATACATGTAAATGTTTCAGTCTTATCAGGGTGTCTGATAAAATGTTTAGAAATTTTTAAATGGTATGATGCACCTGAATCAGCCTTTGCTGGCATAATCCTAATTGCATTCTCCTCATGTGGTAGAGGTTTGTAGTACCTCTCACTCCAGTCCACCTTTCCCTGCATCTTAGCCTGTTCTGACTTTAAAAGCTCTTCGTCTTTTTCATAATTTGGTTTTCCAAATAAACTCATAATAACTCTCCTATATTTTATTTAGCCTTGGTTCTAGGAACTCATTGGCTATCATATTTCTCTTTCTTAATAAATATTTCAGGGTCTGCCTGTGCTCTCATATTAGAAGCCAAAGCAATAGCACATTCCTTCCTGTGTTGAAATGCTTCTTTTACTGCCCTCAAAATTCCAACAATTTTCTTAGCCTCAATCACAGCCAACCTAGCTTTCTGGCAATCTTCATCTAAAACAATCATAGCCTTTAGCTGTGCCTCAGTAGGTTTCTTTTCAGAAGTTATTCTAATCCTTGCATCAGTCTCAGCCTCAGTTATCTCCAGTGCAAATTTTGCCATTTGATATTCTGCCTCTGCCCTCTCCTGCAGAGAAGCATACCATGCATACCAGCTAGGCTGGTCCTTCAGGTCATCATTTATTGTAACTTCATCAAGCTTTAGTTCTGTCTCTGGGTCACATTCAAATACCCTATCCTCAATCTTTACATTGAACTTTTCAAAAACATTTCTCATATCTATCTCCTCATTATCTATGATATTGATTTTTTATTCTTTTTTATCCAATAATAGCCCAAAAGTTTGTAAAATATGGCAATAAAGATTTGGATATCTTTTCATCGTCCTTTCAGTTTCCTCTTCAGCTAACTTCTCATCTTGATATAAATCCCTATCCTGCCAATAATAAAAATTATAATATTTAGCATGCACTAATTCATGAATCAATGTATCCTCAAATTGTGGTCTTTCAACAAACCTTCCATCATCAGTATCAAGTTCATGTGCCTTCCATGGGTAAATCCTAATCTCATTAAAATTTGGATGAAATTGACCTACATAATCCTTATGTAAATAATGTTTGCATTTCATAATCCTAATTCTCACACCTTCCAAAAATAAACTTGTAACTTGTCCATATGTTAGGCATTTAGTAAACCTCATTTTTTATTTTCCTATTTTCTCTAGTTTACCCCAGTGTGTCCCAACAGACTTGTCTATGACAAGAGGTACACCCCTCATCCAGTTATATGAAATGCCCTGGCAAATCTCTGTACACATATCCATTATTTCAATAATCTCTTCCTCAAAACAATCAATACCTATACTGTCATGCACTTCCCAAACCAACCTACTCTTGTATCCTCTATGCCTCA